TGATGGACACGATGGAAGATTACGAAAGGATCAAGAATTTATGACGGCAGCAATCATCGGATGCGGTCGCATGGGCCGTGAACACGCAGAAGCCTACGTCGAGATGGGCGTTCCGATCAGTGCTGTCTATGACTTGGATTTCTACAAGGCGCAGGCGTTCGCGCAGGAGTTCGGGTGCGAAGTTTCGTCGGATATCGTTGGCAGGATCAACGCCGACTTCGTGTCGATATGTTCGTGGGACGACGCGCACGCAAGCCAGATCATCGGCGCCAAGGGATGCCGCGTGATCGCCGAGAAGCCAATCTGCATTGAGCCGGCCGACCTACACCGCTTGGCTTCCATCAATGGCCTGACGTGCAACCTGCCGCTTCGCTGGGTTGATACCGATCCGCTCAAGCCGTACCACGTCGAAGCACAGTACCTATGGGGCCGCGCCGACCAGTTGACCGGCTGGCGCGCGGCTTGTCCCGGCTATTCGTTCGTCCTAGGCGGCGGTGTGCACGTCGCCGACCTGATTTGCCGGCGCGGGCGACCGCTGTTCGTGTCCGCGCATGGACAGGCAACGCATGGGTTTCCGGCGCCGACCATGATCGTCGCCACCGGCCAATACGACGACGGCCGGACATTCGGCATTTCGATCAACTGCGCCAACATCGGCTCGCATGAATTTCACCTGACCGAATGGCTGCCGCGCGGACGGCGCGAACAGCGCGGTAGCGGAACCGACAAGCGCGAGACAATCCGCAAGGTGGTGCGGGGCGAGAAGATCGACGACCCGGCCGGCTTGGCGGCTCATGCGCTTTGCTTCGCCATCGAAGCGGCGCTCAAGAACCGCCGCGTCGAGCAGGTGATTTACCCCACGGAGGCGTGATGCGGATCAAGTTTGCCCGTCCCCGTCTTGGGGATGCCGAAGCCGAAGCCCTGGTCACGGCGGTCAAGCGACCGCACCTGAGCAACGGCGCCAGCGTGCGCGAGTTCGAGAACCGCTTTGTCGAGACCATCGGCGGAGGACAGGCGGTCGCGGTTTCAAGCTGCACTGCCGCCCTGCACCTCGCGCTGCTGACACTCGGTATCAAGCACGGCGATGAGGTGATATTGCCGGCGCTCAGTTTTGCCGCGTGCGCCCACTCAATCGAGGCAGTCGGCGCCGTGCCGGTCTTTGCTGACGTTCACCCGGAAGCAGGCCAGATGGACCCGGAGGACGTTGAGCGGCGCATTACGCCGAAAACCCGCGCCATCATGGTCATGCACTTCGCCGGACGTGTCGGCTACATGGGCACCATGCTTGCCGTAGCGCGGAGGCACAATCTACGGATCATCGAGGACGCGGCAACCGCGCTCGGCGCCACGCACTCGGGCCGCCATGCCGGATTGATCGGCGATATCGGGTGCTTTTCGTTCCATCCGGTCAAGCACATCACGACCGGCGAAGGCGGCATGTTGGTTACGAGGTCGCCGGAACTGGCGGAACGCGCCCGGTCGATGCGCGAGTTCGGCAAATGGACAGACCCGCACGACCTTCGCAGCTTCGTGACATACGAGATACGCGGCTTCGGCCTGAATTTCCGCATGACGGAGATGAGCGGCGCAGTCGGATGCGTGCAGCTTCAGTCGGCGCGCGAACGACTGGATCGGCGGCGGGCCAATTACTACAAGCTGGAACATGCGCTGACCGACTTCAACATCCTGAAGCTGGGCGGGTTGGAGTCAGCCGCCTACTGCCTGATCGTGCACGCGCCGGACGAGGTGACGCAGTTTGAATTGCGACACAGGCTCGCCCAGCGGCACATCGAAACAAGCGTCTACTACCCAGGGCCGCTGCCGCTGATGCCCTACTATCGCGACCGCTACGGCTTCAAGCCGGGCGACTTCCCGCACTCGGAACGGATCGCCAGAAACACGGTGGCACTCAGCGTCGGGCCACATCTCGGGGCCGAGGAAATGGCTTACACAGCCAAGATGTTCAAGGAAGCAACTCAACAGGAAGCATGAGCAATGAAAATCGCACTTGTCGGCGGACACGGTTTTATCGGGCACCACTTGGCGCTCGCGCTGAAGGCATCCGGTCACGAGACGTTTGTCGTCGATTCGCTGTCAATCAACAACGCGCTGACGGTCGGCGAACATCCCGAATATCTGGCCATGTGCCATGAGCGCGCGGCCCTTTTGAACACGGCCGGCGTGCCGGTCATGTACCTGGACGCGCGGCAGTACAGCACATTTACGCGGCTGGTCGCGCCGATGAAGCCGCAGGCCATTGTGCACCTTGCGGCGGTCGCTCATATCGACAGGTCGAACAAAGACCCGCACTCGACCTTCGACAATTCGCTCGTCACACTGGAAAACAGCCTGGACGTGGCGCGATCCATCGGCAGCCATATCGTGTTCTTTTCGTCGTCAACGGCCTACGGCGACTTCAAGAAGCCGGTCGTGACAGAGGACGAGCATTGCGAACCGCGCGGAATCTACGGATCGCTCAAGCTGGCCGGCGAACTGATGGTTAAGGCCTACGGCGATCTTGGCGTTCCGTTCAGCATCGTCCGGCCGTGCGCGCTCTACGGCGCCCGATGCGTCAGCGGTCGCGTGACGCAGAAAATCGTCGAGCTTGCCCATGCCGGCAAGCCCATCAAGATCGACGGCGACGGCACAGGAAAGCACGATTTCACCTATGTCGCCGATCTGGTCGATGGCACTCGTCGGCTGATCGAGAAGGGGCCGACCGGGCAGGTCTTCAACATCACGGCCGGGCAAGCACGGTCGCTCAACGATCTGGTCGAAATCGTCCGGCGCGATTATCCAAATCTCAAGGCCGAATATGGCCCGGCCGACCCGCAAAAGCCGTCGCGCGGCACCATGTCGGTCGCGGCGGCAACGCGGTCGTTTGGCTACCTGCCGCGATGGTCGCTCGAACGCGGCATGGGCGAGTATATCGCGTGGTACAAGGCGTTTCGAAACAGGTTGGATCGTCAGGCGGCGTAATGGACAAGCGCCGGCTCATAGCCGAAGCCCTGCGACGGGTGGCGCAGCGCAAGCTGTTTCTGGAGTACGGAACGCCGTTCGACCATTCGCGCCCATTCGGAAAGGACAATATCGGGCCGTATAACTGGCAGGTCGAGTTCCACAACGCGGGGGCCACATATCCTGAACGGATGATGATGGCCGCGAACCGTGTAGGAAAAACAAGGTCGGGCGCGGCAGAAACCGCAATGCACCTGACCGGGTGGTATCCCGATTGGTGGCAAGGCCGGCGGTTCGACGAGCCGGTTGACTGGTGGTGCGGCTCGGAAACGAACGAAGCCTCGCGCGACATCGTGCAGATGGCTTTGGTCGGGCCGGTCGGGCAATTCGGCACCGGATGGATACCGGCCGAGGCGTTGATCGGCGAACCGACGAAGCGCCAAGCCGGCATCGGAAACGTCGTCGATACAATCCTGGTACGCCACAAGACCGGCGGTATTTCGCAATGCACGCTCAAGACCTACGAGCAGGGCGAAAAAGTCTGGCAGGGTACGTCGAAGCACGGCATCTGGCTCGACGAAGAACCGCCAATGAAGATTTTCACCGAGGCGCTCACCCGTCTGCTGGACAAGCGCGGCATCATGATCGTGACCCGCACGCCGCTGGCTGGCGTGTCGGAGGTCGTGCGGCACTTTACCGATGCCCAGGATGGCAGCGGCATCTACGTCAAGAGCGCGTCATGGGACGACGCGCCGCACCTGGACGAGGAATCCAAGAAGCGGCTGGCAGCTAGCTATCCCGACTGGGAGCGCGAGACGCGGACAAGGGGCGTGCCGTTGACCGGAACCGGCCTAGTGTTCCCCATCGAGGAAGAACGTATCCTATGCGACCCGTTCGAACTGCCGCGCTGGTATCGGCGGATCAACGGCATCGACTTCGGCATCGACCATCCTGGCGCCGGGGTGTTCCTGGCCATCGACCCGGAGTCCGGCACGGTCTACCTGTATGACTGCTACAAGGCGCGGAACGAAACGGCGCTCTACCACGCGACGGCCATGCGGAAGCATGGGGACTGGATACCGAATGCGTGGCCGCATGACGGCCACGACCGCGACAAGGGTTCGGGCGAGGCGATCAAGAACCAGTTTCGGCAGCATGGCTGCTACATGCTGAAGGAACATGCCCAGTACCCGGACGAGCGGGGCAACAACGTCAATCCCGGCCTGGATGAGATGTTCGAATACATGAAAACCGGCCGGTTCAAGGTGTTCAAGACCTGCCGGCAATGGCTGGAAGAACGGCGAATGTATTGCCGCGAGGATGGCAAGGTCGTTCGGAAGTTCGACGACGTGATTTCCGCCAGCCGGTACGCCTTCGTTATGCGCCGATATGCCCGGCCCAAGCCGTCCGAAACTCCGATTGGAAGCAACTCCCCGGTTCAGCCTATAGCTGGACGGAGAAGATGGGATACAGGCTGAAACACGGCTCCACGCCGATTGAGAAGGTTGAGCGGATCATCCGCAACCTTCCAATTCGCGACACGGATTACTGGTATGTCGATACCAAGTCCGGCCGCCTTTACTTTGGCCTCGGGATTCGGCTGGACGACGGCGCCTATCATGGCGTCTGGGCGTTCCTGCGCGGTCCTGGGGTTGCCCGCGACTTGCGGTTCAAACCCGGCCAATCTTCCGGTTCGGTAGTCAAGGCGCTGCTCGAAGACGGGTGCGGGATGCTCGTTGACATGGAAGCACGCGGGCTGCTGATAGATGGGGCGTTCAATGCCTGAGAAGGCCCAGCTTTCGGCCCAGGATTGGGCGCTAGTCGCCGCATGGATCAGGGACGAAAAGGAACGGCGCAAAAACACAAGCCGCCGGAAGGAACTTGAGCGGCTATGGACCGAGGTTGATAGGCAAGTCGCCCTGACGCCCAATATGCGGCGCATTTTTTCCGGAAAGCGGTTCGACTGGTTCCCCGAGACGGAGCTGCCCCTCCAGTTCAACGCGCTAGAAGTCAACTGCGCGGATGCTCGCCGGCTGAAGTTCCCGCGCGGCTCCGAGTGGTTCGCGGTGTCGGCCAACGTGTCGGACGACTACGCAGAGCGGTTCCAGGCCAGGCGCGAACGCTTCCCGATGGTCGGCGGATCGGCAGTTCCCCTGAAAATGGATCAGGAAACGGCCAATACGCTGACCAAGGCCGTGATGGACCACTATCACCAAAAATGGGACTTCCGGTCCGGCATCGATCTGTTCGACGTGGAATGCCTCAAGTACGGGACCGGCATCCTGCGGACCCGCGAAGTCACTTTATCCAAGTTTTTCAATGACTACCGTGGCACAAGGATGAAGGACGCGCGGGGGCCGGCCGTCGTTCCCGTCTCCGTCTGGTCGGTCCTGCTGGACGACACGCCATCGGCAGTCCTGCACGAAGGCATTTCTATCGCTCCGGGGCATATCCGGTGCCTGACGAAGCGGCTTATTGACGTAAAGCAGGCGATCAAGACCGGCGGCCCGGAACGCGGCTGGCGCATGGCGGCAGTCCGGCGCTTGGAATCCGACAAGGGCATTGCCGGCGACAACGATCATGTCGAGTTCATCGAGTATGAGGGCGATCTGGTCGTTCCCCGTGGTCGGGGCGAGCCGATCTTTCTGCCCGGCGCCATCGTGACCATCGCGGCCGGCAAGAACGTCAACGAGGTCGTGCGCTTCGTCGCCAAGGACTACCCCTTCAGTTCCTACGACGTTGGCTGG